CTTCTTAACAGTCCTTCTATAAGCTCAAAAGCCGACATTATAAACAATAAATACACAATTTCAAGTGTATCTCTATCTATATCAAATGCTCCCTATAATGGTAAGATTTTCTCAGACGATATTCCAAGTCTACTAAATTCAGTAGTACAAGTGTATTATGCTGCTAATGGGTTAGACACTTTAGATGATTGCCTTTTAGTCTATACTGGTACTATTAGACGTTATAGTCAATCGGCAGAAACTTTAAGCCTTACTTTAGAAGATTTAACAGAACAAAAACTTAAAACTAAAATACCTGCAACTTTAATAGAAGATGATGGTTACCATAAACAAGATGATATTAATAAACCTTATCCAATGGTTTATGGCTTTGTTGATAATAGTCCAACAATAAAAAGAAATTTAGATACTCTTGAAATAGAAAAACCAAATAAAGAAATATTTGGATATTGGTCAGGAACAGATTATTATCAAAATCCTGCTATACAACAAGGACATCCTTTAGTTGATAATGGATATTTAAAACAAAATCATTATTTAAGTGTTTATAAAGATGGATTTATTACTGTATATGAAACAGGACCTAAAAATTGGGGTAGTGAACCACACGATAATATAGAAGGTGCAGAATTTTATAATTTTAATAATGCAACATCTGAGAGTTCGCCAAGTATTACTTTAAACCGTGATGCTTATTTTGAAACTACTGAAGAAGATGATGAGTCAGAAACTTTTGCAATACCATCAAGAATTTATAGACCAATAGTAAATGTAACATTTTATGCTAATAATTATTTCGCTGATGATTACAATCAAGGTTCAAATAATAAATTTATTGGTTATAGAGATGATGATGGCAGTATGCAAACAATAAAAAACAATATTGGTCTTTTTAATAATTTGGAGACAACTAATGATGAGTCAATGGCTCAAGATTTATATGATGAATTTTGGGATGGAGGACCAACAGAAGGTGATGTTTTAAAGTTTTGGCGACCTACAGAATTAAATGATGCTTATGATGTAGGAACAGAAGAAATAATAGGTGATTCTCAAGATTTAAGATGGAAAGAATTTTATAATGATAATGAAGAAGCAGCTAAATTTCCTATTGATATAATACAAAATAATGATGAAAATAGTGGATTAAATATTACAAGCACAACAAGTAATCACGCAGAGGGTGTTTTGGGTGGTTGTTTTGCAAGATTACATTTAAATGAAGATAATGTAGCTAAGGATTTTCCTTGTGTAACAAAAATATTTTATGATGCTTGTTTTTTTACTAATGGTAATATAGAAAATTCAACTGGCAACACAACTTGGGGCACACAACCAAGGTTTGCATCTTTTTGGGCAAATAGATTTTTAATAAATAGAGAAACAGGTCCTGCAAGTTTTATACAAGATTTAGATACTTGGTTTACATATATTAGTGCATTAGGTTCAATTCCACCTGATTTTCCAAATAATATTAATGAAATGGTTATAACAGAAAGAGATGTAGATGATGATTATCCTGATTATGCAAGATTAGAGTATGAGGGTGGTTTATTTCATAATGAAGGATTTAGCAATATATTAACTTCTTTTAATACAACTAACGCTTTTGATTCTATACAATTTGGTAAAGCTATTTTTCCTTTTGGTGGAGTTAATTATGCTTCAGCTAATTTAAAAGAGGTATATGTATTACAAGATTTTATTCTTGAGGATTATGCTAACTTAGATTATTATGCAAGTGTTGGTGGTAGAACAAAAGATGGAAGTATAATTAAAACTGCTCAAGATATTTTAGAAAACATATTAAAAGATGAGTTATTGTATGAAGGAAATATTAATAACCAAGATACAGATATACAAAATCAATGGCAGTATGCTTTTACTTTAAACGAACAAAAAGAAGCTAAATCATTGTTTGAGAGTATGTTTAAATCATCTTTATTAATTCCATCTTTTGATAGTGTTGGGCAATTTAAATTTATAGGAATAAAGCAATTAATAGATTTAAAAGATGTTTTTTCTATAAAAACAGAAGATGTTTTAAAATATTCTTTTGAACTTACAAAATTAGATGATGTTTATAATTCTGTTAATGTTAGGTATAAAAAGAATTATGGTTCTGGCGAATATGATGAGCAAACAGATTACACAATAGCTGATACTACATATACTACTCTTGATGAGTACACAACTACTGAATTAGGGTATGTTGGTAATAATGCTTATGATATTGGTTATTACGGCTTAGATTCAGAAGATACTAAATTAGAGGTAGAAACAGAATATATAAGAGATAAATATACGGCTGCAAGATTACAAAAAAGACTATTATTGTGGTATGCTAACCAACATTTGGTAACTAAAGTAGATTTACCTGCAAGTTATATGCACTTAGAAGCAGGTGATTATATTAAATATAATGATTTATTAGGTGGTAAATTAGCTTTTGGGTATGATTATTCTAAAGCCGAACATAGGAATGGGCAACTTATATATCCTGCATTTTTTATAACTAAAGTATCTAAATCTTTATCTAAAGTAACTATAGAAGCAGTTCAAGTTCATCGTGGCGAATATGGATTTCAAGGATTAGAGGCTGATACTGACCCTGATGCAGAAGATACAGGCGATATAGTTAATGGAGATGGTGAAGATATAACTGAAAACAATCAATTACCTGACCCAGAAGACGACCCTAATTATAACGAAGATTCTATAGATACAGAAGAATGGGATACCCCTACAGATAGCTATTTACGAGTAAATATATATGGAAATTCAATATTAAATAACGGACAAGTTCTTGGTTGGATTACAACTAATATGGAGGAAAATTGGGAATATAATATTTGGGCAAAAAATATTTCTCAAACTTTTGAATATGAAGGTGTTATTTATGAGGAAGGTCAAGATATACCTAATGGTGATGTTGATGCTACTAATTTAGTAAATGTTGCTCTTAGTGAACAAACTGGAAATAATGGTATATTAACTATAGAAAAGAAATTTGAATTATATCCTGACAATGCTTTTATAGAATTTACTTTAGAAGTTAAAAATACTGCCGATTATCAAGATGAAGTATATTTTACGCAATTTGGTGCACCAATAGATGACGACCTAATTCTTGGGGATGTTAATGGTGATGGAGAGTTAAATGTTTTAGATGTTGTTATAACAGTTAATGCAATAGTAATGGGTACAGAGGAAGATTTATTAGAATTAGGAGATATAAATCAAGATGGTGATTTAAATGTATTGGATGTAGTTATAATGGTAAATACTATTTTAGGAGTATAATGGCAATAGCAAAGAAAATATCAGAAGTTTATGATTTTAGTAGTAAAATAGCAAGTGGTACGGCTACTATTAGTTGTGAAGAAGGAGAATGTTTAATATCTTCTAATACAGAGATAATGGGAATAGAAATAAATTTTAGAGGTAAAGCTAATATAACGCCAGAACTTCCTGAAGGTTGGTATTTAAGAGGGAATAATAGTAAGATTATAATCTTTACTTTGCAAAATGTTCCCATAAAAAATCAATTATTATTTAAATATGAAGGCGTAATAGAATTAAAGAAAGTGATAGTAGCAAACACAGAAGCTAAACAATTTAAATGTATTATTAAAAAAAATAAATCAAAATGGTTAAATCAAGATTGGTCAATGAACATAGAAGCAGATACTTGGGATAATTTTAAAGATATTACTCCTAATGGTAAGGTTAAAAAAACATCTTATGTTATAGATGATGACTTGCCTGAAGTAAAACCAATAAAAAAACAAAAAAAACAAATTAGAAGCAGAAGAAGTAGTACAGGAGGATATTAATGGGAAAGCAAGTTAAAACGCCAAGATTTTATGTAGATATGCCTACATTTTTACACGCCACAGGGGAAACACATTGGGCTTATACAGGTAGTGATAATAGGGGTGGAGCAGATTTGTTATATATGAATCCTTCTAATCCTTTTACAAGAATTGATGACAACCCTAATATGTTTTTATTGGGAAGTTCAGGTAGTCCTACTGCACCTAAAACATCTTTTCCTGTTAATTTTGTTGCTTTATTGAATCATAATTTAGGTTCTGCTAATGGTTATATGCATATTGGAGCTTTTAAAGGTTGGGATGGTATAAGTGATAATACATATTTTAGATTACACGCTAATTCTCAAAGCCACGTTCAAAATTGGACGAATGTTATAAATTGTGGTGGTAATGGCAGTTATAGTGCAGGATTAGGTGCAGAATGGAATGGAACAAGTATATGGACATTTGATGATGGTCTTGGTAACCCAATAAGTGATTATTGGTATAATTTTTATGTAAAATCTTTTGAAGATACTTCAGGAACAGCAGGTATACCTGAATCTGATTTAGAATTAAACCACCAACTTGGTTCTTTTGTAGTAGGTAAGTATTTTGATTGTCCTAATTCGCCAGACCTTAATCTTACAATGTCCAGACGATTTGATGGAATAAAGTCACAAAAGACTATAGGTGGTAAGACGCTATCTAACATTTATTATGATGGACCAACAGAATGGACTATGAACCACCCTGATGATGGAACTTATAAATATCCACCATTTGAATTAGATTACCCTTTAGATGATTTTACTTCTGAAATAGGTTTTAACGCAAGAGCAAAAAGTGGTTTAGGCAGAAAAGGATTAAGAAGCTGGAAATTGTCTTTCTCTTATATAGCAGAAAGTGATATGTGGATGGAAAATGAAGTGTCTAATACACTAACCTCAGATGATGTTACGCCAAATGATAACATACCTAATCCTATGTTATCAGATAATAGTTTTAATTTTGTATGGAATTGTACATTAGGTGGTACTCTGCCGTTTATATTTCAACCTGACAATACTAATAACAATCCTG